AGAAAGAACGCCCCGATGGATCTGGCCGCCTACCGCAGGCGCCAGAGCGACGGAAAGATCACGCCAGAAGAGAAGCGGCGGATCGTCCGGGAAATCGTGCGCCGCCGTGAGGAGGACGGCTTCCAGTAGCCCATGGGACTAATGACAAAAGAGATCGCCCAACTGCTGCGCCAACTGCGCAACGGCTACGGGCAGAAAACGCTGGGGCTTCTGGCGGTTGAAGTGCTGCTGCATGTAGCGGAGCAACCGCAAACAATCGAGCAGTTGACTGAACGCACCGGGGCCAGCAATGGCTCGGTATGCCGGGCGGTGCTGAGCATGACGCCTTGGTACGACAGGCGACGCGAGCGGGTGGTATGTCCTGAGCTGCATCTTCTGCAGCGCCGCAAGCGGCCACAGGCCCAGGGCTACCGGGTGCACTTGACCGCAAAAGGACGGGAGATCCTCGCCCCCGTAGCTGTAGATTCGCGGCCTACTTCTGGGCCATGTTTCGTATGACCAGCTCCGATCCCGTAGCGACCCTGCTGGCTTCGGCCGCAGTGGTGGTGGGCGTCAGGGGCTACAGCTTGTCCGTCCACGGTGTACGAAATCTGCTCCGACCTCGTATGGTTGTGGCCCTGCAACGCGAGAACAGGAGGACGCCGCCGCCGTGGATCTGGATCAACTGGACAGAGCTCTGGAGGTTCTTGGGTCTTTGGATCCAGGCGCTCTGCCGCTCCATCACGCGCAGGTCTTCCTCTTCATCGCGCAAGAAGAGACCTGTACGTACAGGCAGATACAAGACCGCTTCGAGATAAGCAACGCCTCGGCCAGTCGGATCGTCAATGCCCTTGGCGACCATGCCCGACACCGCAAAACCTGCCTTGGCCTGGTGGAAGTCGTCATCGACCCACGAGAGGGGCGGCGATACCTCGTCCGCCTCAGCAAGAAGGGAGCAGCAGTGAAGAGGGCGCTGGCCGCGGTCGCTTAACCACGACCACCCTCACGCGCCTCATCGGGGGCGCCTTAGGCCATGACCACACCCGTTCAGTGGAGCGTCACCCGCCGCGGCAGCGGCCAGTGGGTCCTGAACCTTCATTTCGCCGATGGCAAGCGGCGTCAGCTCAGCTGCGACAGCAAGAAGCACGCAGAGCAGCGGCTGGCAGAGGTGCTTGCAGCCCCGGCCCATGCCCCGCACGCACGCAGACGCCAAGGCTTCACGGTTGCCCAGGCGATGCCCTACCTCGAGGCCCATTTCCAGGGGATGCGCAGCGAGCGCAGCTCTTTGATCTACGCCCGCGAGGTGGCGGAGTTCTTCGGGATGAGCACTCCCGTGAACGAGATCAGCACCGTTGATGTGGATCGCCTGGTCAAGCACCTGCAGCGCAAGGGAAACAGGCCGTCGACCATCAAGAACAAGCTCTGCAAGTTCCGGCTGATGCGCGAGGCCGCCGTCCGGGAGGGTGGCGTCGAAGCCCTGCCACCGCTGGCCAAGCAGCGGCTCAAGATCGACAACCTGCAGGAGCGCATCTGGTCACCTGATGAGCTCCGGCTGGTGTGCGACAACCTGACCCGCCGCGGCCGCCACGAGGAGGCTGCTCTGGTCGTCTTCCTGGTGGAGATGGGCCCACGCTTCAGCGAGGCAGAGCGCCTGCATGGTGGTGATGTCGACCTGAAGCGGCAGACGGTTCGATTCTTCAAGACCAAGCGAGACAACAAGGAGGGCAACCGCCTGCTGCGGATGACGCCCAGGGCGCTGGATGCCATTACGCCCTTCCTGCCGCCGATCCCTCAGGCGCGGGTCTGGAGCATGACCTACGACGCCTTCTCGTGGCAGGTGGAGAAGGCGCTGGAGATGTGCGGGATCAGCATGAGCCGGCCCATCCACGCCCTACGACATACCTGCGGCTCACGGCTGGGCATGGCCGGGCGATCAGTGCTCGAGATCAAGGCCTGGCTTGGCCACCGCACCACCGGCACCTGCGAGCGTTACATCCACATGGATACGACGCGGCTGGCTGGCTGCTACGAGGCATTAGTCGCTGGCTCCTCGTCCTGGTGAGAGGATGCCGGCACGGGACCATGGCGGAATTGGTAGACGCGCCGCACTTAAAATGCGTTCTCCGTATGGAGGTGAGGGTTCAAGTCCCTCTGGTCCCATCAAAAAGTCCACAGAGTCCACTGGACAAAATCACTTGCGCAAACTGCAAGTGAACTGCAAGCAAAAATCCCAAGATCGCTTGCGGTGACTGGCTTTTCCCAGACTTAAAAACCACAGAAGTGGTATCCGCGCCCCCGTAGAGCAACTCTCCCACTGCATTTCCAGGGTATTAAGCGTGGATCTACGCCCCTGTAGTGGATAGCTTGCAGCTGCAAGTTAACTTGCTGCAAGTGCAGAACACCCCTCAGGCGCAAACGGTCCACAGCCCTGAAAGCGAGCAACTTGCACGAGAGATAAAGGCAGGCGAGCGGGCGAGGCAGGCCAACGCCTCCAGCCATCGGCGGATCAAGGAGCTGGGGAAGGAGTCAGCCCTGCCCTATGGCCAGGAGCTCTACAGCCGCTTCCTGGATGACCTGGCCGCGGCCTTAGAGGTCACCTTCGAGCAGTTCCTGCTGGATCCAGGCAAGGCCAGGGCCAACGCTGCTGCGATTCCCTTCTTCGATCCGTTCAAGGGAGTGCATCACATTGCATCAGTCGCCCTGGTGGCAACGATCGACCAGCTGAGCCGCAAGCAGCGGCTGCCCACCTTCTGCCAGAACCTGGGCAAGGCGATCGAGGACGAGACCCGGCTGATGCGACTGCAGGCCAAGAGCCCGCTCGAGCTGCGCCGGCTGATGCGTGAAGGGGTGAGCCGTAGGCGGCTGGCCAGTAAGGAGGTGATGCAGGAGCTGGGCTGCCCCATCCCTGCATGGAATGACCTCACCCGCCTGCAGGTGGGTCGGTTCCTGCTGGATCACGTCCTGCAGCACCTGCCATTGGTGCGGATGGTGAAGCATCGGGTGGGACGGACCACGCCCTACTTCATCCTCCCGACAGCAGAGGCAGAGGAGTTCATCCGCAACTGCCCGCAGCGGGTCTACAGCGTGGCCCACTCGGCCATGGTCTGCCCGCCCAACGATTGGCCAGGGCTCTATGGCGGGGGCCTGCTGGGCAATCAGGAGTGCATCGTCCGGGTCCCGATCCAGGACAACGAAGAGAAGGACACCACCGCGATTGAGCACTACCGGCAGGCCGACCTGTCTCGTTTCATCGACGGCATCAATCACCTGCAGGCCACGCCCTTGGTAGTCGACGCAGAGATGGTGCAGCTGCAGCGCACCGCCTGGGAGAACGGCATCAGTGGCCTATTCCCGTGCGGCAGGGCTCCGCTGGAGGTGCCGGAGCGGCTGGCTGACAGCCCCACTGCTGAGGAGCTGCGCACCCGGAACCGGCTGGCGGCAATGGCTCACCGCGACCGGGAGCAGAACCGGGTCAGGCGAGTGCGGATCGAGCGCGCGCTGCAGATGGCCGAGGAGCTGGCTGGCCGCACCGTCTGGCAGGCGTACCACGCAGACCACAGAGGCAGGATCTACACCGGCAATAAATACTGCACGCACCAAGGACCCGATACAGAGAAGGCGCTGCTGTCGTTTGAGCAGCAGGCACCGGCCACAGATGACGGCATCCAATGGATCCTGAAGGCCGCGGCCGGGCACTACGGCCTCAGCCGTGACCACTGGCACGAGCGCCTGCGCTGGGGGGAGAAGGCCAAGGACGCGATGCTCGCCGCTGCTGAGGACCCGCTGGGACGCCTCGAGCTATGGCGTGGGGCCAAGGACCCCTGGCAGTTCCTGCAGCTGTGCAGGGGGCTGAAGCAGGCGCTTGAGACGGGCGCCAGCGGGGTGCCGATCCGCTTTGACCAGACGACCAGCGGCTGCGGCCTGCTGTCCACCCTGGTGAGAGATGCCAAGACGGCCCGGCTGTGCAATGTCTTTGGCACCACGCCCCGGGACCTTTATTCCGTCATCGCTGAGCGGGTGGTGCAGCGGCTGACCGTTGACCTCGAGCTGGGCGATGAGAAGGAGAGGGCCCTGGCCGAGCTCTGGCTGTCGCGTGGCATTGATCGCGGCCTGGTGAAGGGGCCAGTGCTGGCCACGCCCTACGGCGGCAGCTACATGAGCCTCTGCGATTCCCTGGTCGACGCACTGGATCGACACCTGGGCTATGTGCCGTTGAGCGAGTACGCCTACCGGGTGGCGGTGCCCAGCAAATACCTGGCCAGCCACCTCTGGGCTGAGCTTAAGGAGCAGGTGGCCCCATGCCTTGAGGTGAAGAAGTGGCTGAAGGTGGTGTGCCGCAAGGTGATGAAGGCCGGCTACCCCCTCGAGTGGACGACGCCTATGGGCTGGCCGATGCGGCTGGCTGACCGGGAGCCGACACGGCGGCAGGTGCAAACGCTGCTGTTCGGCAAGAAGGTGAACATCACGATGCAAGACCAGCCGATCGACTCACCGCTGTCGGCGACGCAGGCGAACAAGGGCATCGGCGCCAACTTCACACACGGCTTCGACGCAGCGCTCTGTCAGGCCGTCATCTCCAGGGCCGTAGCAATCGGGATGCCACTGCTGACGAATCACGACTGCTTCGCAACTCATATGGGCGATGCAACAGTGCTTCATACGAGCTTGCTGCACAGCTATGGCGGCATGTTCAGGACCAACTGGCTGGCCGTCTTTAGGGAAGAAGTCCAGCTGACAACAGGGATCTCGCTGCCTGAGCCGCCGTATGTGGGCACGCTTCAGGTCGGGCTAATCGGGACAAACCCGTACTTGTACTCATGAGACTCCTCTACGACACTTCCGCCCCCGTAATACTCCCGGTAACTTCGTGAGGCGTTTCGCAGCAGACCACGACCAAAATGCCGCAGCTTCTCGTCACTCCCCTTGCAGAGTGCCGCTGGTTCAAGCTCATCGGTGACGCCCGGGAGAACAAGTTCGACCCGAGCAAGCCTCCGACCTGGAGCGTTGACCTCCTCCTCGACAACGACAACAAGGTCCACATGGCCTGGATCGAGGAAATGGAGGGCCGCTACAAGGACTTCCACGGGGAAACCAAGAAGTCGAACAACTGGTTCCCCGCCAAGCCCGACCCTGAATCCCCGCGCTCCCGCACGGTGGTCAGCTTCAAGCTGCCCCAGTGGACCCGCAAGGACGGCAGCGTCAGCGAGGGCCCCTCAGTGTTCGACAGCGCCCGCAACCCCTGGGATCAAAAGCGCCTGGTGGGCAACGGCTCCAAGGTGATCATCGGCTTTGTCATCTACGCCTGGCCCAGCCGCGGCACAGGTGCTGGCCTCTCCTTCCAACCCAAGCAAGCCCAGGTGGTGGAGCTGGTGGAGTACGTCAGCGAAGAGAAGAAAGCAGCGTGCGTCTTTGAACCCGTGCCGGGTGGCTTTGTGGACGACAGCTGTGTCTTCAATGCAGCAGGTTGACATCCACCTGCCGCTCGCACCCAAGTCCAAAGCACGTCCACGGGCATACATGGGCCAAGCCAGGCCCTACATGGACGCTGCATACAAGGACTGGGTGCGCAAGGCCAGGGCTCTCATGGGCGAGCACTGGACCGGGCAACCCCTTGATCACATCACCGTCTTAGTCGTCACGTTCTTTGGCCCCGCCAGAGGCGATCTCGACAACCGGTTGGGCTCCCTGCTGGATGCAGGGAACGGCCTGATCTGGAAGGACGACAACGTGAATGTGATCGGGACGGTGGCAATGAGCTGGCAGAAGACATCACTCAAAGACGCCCACATCAACTTCTCCGTCCTCTGGCAATGATCAGCTGCCCTCACTGCGGCTCCTTTGAGAGCAAGGTTGACTACACCTACAACAAGTCCAACTTCGTCCTGCGCCATAGGCGCTGCAAGGACTGCGGTAAAGAGTTCCAAACCCATGAGGTGTTAGCCGTCAACGCCGGCAAGCACCGTGGCTTTGTGCTCGACCTCCCACTGCAGCAGGGAGGGGATGAGTGATTCCAAGTTTCTTGGTCACGGGCCTTGCAGTTGCGGCAGTAGCGACGGTCTGGCGATTTATTCCGACCACACCTACTGCTTCGTCTGCAACACGTTCACCAAGGGCGAAGGCACAGAAGCGCCCACCCGATCGGACCCTCTTCCGCCAATGACCACCCTCACCATTGAGGCGTGGGAGGACAACCAATGCAGGGGGCTCTCCAAGCGGGTTCTTGAGCAGTACGGGATTGTCCGCACCAATGACGGTGTGGCCTTTCAGTACCGGGACGTGACCGGCAAGGTCATTGCCCAGAAGTTCCGCACTGACGACAAGAAGATCAGCTGGAAAGGCGAGGCCAAGAACGTCATGGGCTTTGGCCATCACCTGGCCAACCCTGCCCATCACGACGCCATCGCCATCTGCGAGGGGGAGTTCGATGCCCCGTCGATCTACGCCGCCACCAACGGCAAGGTTGTCGGCATCTCAGTGCCAAATGGTGCGCAGTCAGCTGCGACCTGGGTCAAGAAACATCTTGACCAGTTCAACGCCTACCGGATCGTCTACATCGCCACCGATAACGACGAACCCGGGGAGGCCGCGGCCACTGCCCTTGTCGATCTCTTCCAGGCGGGCCAGGTGCGTCGCGTGGTGTTCCCTCGCAAGGACGCCAACGACACCCTGCAGGAACTGGGAGGGCAGGCAGTCAAGGAGGCGATCTACGCCGCCAAGGAGCTGCGCCCTGATGGGATCAAGCCTGCCTCGGCCTACGAGGGGATCGTCCTCAAACCACCAACGCGAGTCGCAACCGATTGCGCCTTTGCCTGGTGGAACCAGAAGACGCCCTTCTACGACAACCAGCTGATCGTCCTGATCGCTGGCTCTGGCATTGGTAAGACCACCTTCGCCCGTGCCCTGGCCCTCCATGACATGGAGAACGGCATCAAGGTCGGCTGGATTGGCCTTGAGGAAACAGCAGATGAAGCGGTGTTTCGCTTTGTCGGCATGGCTGCTGGGCTGCAGCTGCACGCTCGCCAGTCCTACGCAGGGCTAAGCGACGAGCAACTGCAGAACATCGCCCAGGCGGACAAGTTCGTCACCGGCTCGGGGATGTTGGAGCTGTTTGATCACTTCGGATCACTCGACGAGAACGTGATCCTCCAGCGCATGAACTACATGGTTCGTTCGCTGGGCTGTCAGCACCTCTACCTCGACCACCTGACGATTGTCGGTTCTGGCTTGGCCCAGGACACCCGTCAGCTGGATGCCTTGGTCACCAAGATCCGCTCCTTCATTGCGGCCACCAAATGCACGGTGTTCGCCATCAGTCACCTGAACCGCAGCAGCAGTCAGGTGAAAAACATGGAGGACGGCGGGGTGCCTGAGCTCCATGACATCAGGGGCAGCCACTCAATCGTTCAGCTGGCAGACACCATCTGGGCCCTGTCCAGACGGCGCGGCACGCAGCTCACTCACTCCTACTGCCTGAAAAACAGGATGCTCGGCCGATGTGGTTATGCAGGCTCCTTCCTTTTCGACGAAGCAACTCAATCTCTCGATCAGAAATGGGAAGACCCGGTGGGCCTGTAGCGAGCTTCCGGCAGCTCAAGCCCGGTCATCACGTCCACTTCTATTCAGCTGACGGCTGGAAGAAAGGACACATCACTCAAGTCCACGACTCCTCGGCGGCCATCCGCTGGAGCCAGGGGTCAAACGAAAAGATCACCAATGTCTACGACACCAGAAACATCCGTTTCGTTCAATCCTGAACGCGACCTTGAGGTCACCGTTGGCACCGTCAAACGCCTGCTGGAGATGGCCTATGGCCACTACAACCAGGCCGTCAAAGACGACGCCAAGTACGTCATCACCTACTGGGATGGCTACATCTGCGCCTGCCGTCACGTCCTGGAGGCTGATGGCCAGTGAAGCCAACCTTCCTGCCCTTCAGCTGGGCGCAAGACGACAAAGAAATCCGGCGTGGGCCTGGCGTTGACCGCCCTCGAGACGGCGAACGGACCAAGGAATACGTCCTCCTGATCCAGTTCGAGAACGCCAAGCCCATGCGCTGGGTCATCAATGCCCCAAGCGCTGCCAAGGCCAAGGCCTACGCCAAAGCCCGCTGGCCAACCTGCACCCCTGTCCTCGCCAAATGACTCTCCCTCAAGAGCTCATCTCTGCCTACTGGGCTGACGCTGAGCTGGCCATTGATGACACCCGCCGCATCAAGGCGGTGGTCCACAAGATCAGCCAGGCGATCCGCACCTGGGCCCCTGCCAAGGAGCAGGCCAAGATCTGCAACCTCGCCATCAACGAGGTGGCTGACCGCCTGCTGCGCGAGATGGAAGAGGAGAACCCGTACTGATGAGCTCTCTCTTCAACGGCTGCCCCAAATGCGGCAGCAAAAACATCCACGTCGTCTACACGAAGGAGCGCAGGCGCAAGTTCCGCGTCCGTCGCAAGTGGTGCAAGGCCTGTGATCACCGCTTCTACACCGTGCAACCACC